CTGTTACTACCGGCACTGGCATTACCATTTTTGGTTCTGTTACTGTCCCACGTTTCGGTGCTTACACATACCGTTTCGTGCGTACTGGTGACGCTGCCTACTCGGCTTTCTTGAAGTAATTAAATGAGGGCTTCGGCCCTCATTTTTAAGGAACTATCATGGCAAATAACCAACCAGTCGGCGTAGCTTACTCCGATCCTGCTCTTGACTCTGCTCAGTTCAAACTGTACACAGTGGCAACTTTGCCTACTGCCTCTACTGCTTTGGCTGGCACACGCGCTGCTGTTAGCAATTCAAATGCTGCTTATACCGCTGGTATTGGCGCAACGGTTGTTGGCGGCGGTTCTTATGTCGTTCCAGTTTTCTGTAACGGCTCTGCTTGGCTCATCGGCTAAACCAAATGGGGGCTAATCACCCCCATTTTTAATAATGATCATATATCTTACTCATCCTATCCACGGCGCTAAAGTGGCCACTATGGATTTAGAAGCTGAAATGGATGAAAGAAATGGCTGGACTCGCTATAATCCAGACACGCCTTCTGAACCTAAAGCGGCTCCTGTGAACGTGCTGGAAGTTAAACGCCGTAGAAAAACCATTGACGAGGTTTAAACATGACAACGTACACCGCTGGCCAACAAATTGAACGCGCTCTCAGGCTTCTCGGTGTGCTTGCTGAAGGTGAGACGCCTTCTGCAGCTACGTCTCAAGACGCCTTGATGGCGCTCAATCAAATGATTGACTCGTGGAATACTGAGCGCCTAGCTGTTTTTTCCACACAAGATCAAGTCTTCACATGGCCTGCAAGTCTTATCAGCCGCACGCTTGGCCCATCGGGCGACTTTGTGGGCAACCGCCCAATCTTGCTTGACGATGCTACTTATTTCAAAGCGCCAAATGGCGTGTCATATGGCATCAAGTTTATCAATCAACAGCAGTACGATGGTATTGCTGTTAAGACCGTAACATCTACATATCCGCAAGTCATGTTTATTAACATGACGTTTCCTGATATTGAGATGTTTGTTTACCCACGTCCAACGCAAGACTTGGAATGGCATTTTATTTCGGTTGAAGAACTAAACAATCCTGCTACGTTGTCTACGGTTTTGTACTACCCACCAGGCTATCTGCGTGCGTTTACATACAACTTGGCCATGGAATTTGCCCCTGAGTTTGGTGTTGAACCAAGCCCACAAGTGCAGCGTATTGCTATGACTTCAAAGCGTGACTTGAAGCGCATCAACAACCCAGATGACGTGATGGCACTACCATACTCATTGGTGGCCAACCGCCAGCGTTTCAACATCTATGCTGGTAACTACTAATGAAGACGCCGATTCTAGGCTCTACATATGTCACCCGAAGCGTCAACGCGGCAGACGCTCGGATGGTCAATCTGTTTCCAGAAATTGTTCCCGAAGCCGGTAAAGAGCCTGCGTTCCTAAACCGCGCGCCAGGTTTGAACTTGTTATCAACAGTTGGCAACGGCCCGATTCGCGGTCTTTGGGCTTTCTCCTCAGATGACGGTGTTGGCTTTGTTGTCTCTGGCACGCAACTGTACAAGATCAACAATGCTTATGTTCCTACGTTAATCGGTACAGTGGCTGGCACTGGCCCCGTTAGTTTGGCCGACAACGGCACGCAGTTGTTCATTGCGGCCAACGGCCCTAGCTACATTTACAACAACACAACAAATGCTTTTGGCCAAATCACCGATCCTGACTTCCCAGGCGCTGTAACTGTCTGTTATTTGGATGGTTACTTTGTGTTCAACGAGCCAAATAGCCAGAGACTGTGGGTGACGCAACTGCTAGACGGCACGTCTATTGACCCACTCGATTTTGCCAGCACCGAAGGCTCGCCTGACGGCCTCATCGCCGTGGTGTCCAACTTCCGCGAAGTGTGGGCGTTTGGCACAAACTCAATTGAAGTTTGGTACGACTCTGGCGCTACAGACTATCCCTTGCAACGCATCCAAGGCGCGTTTAATGAACTTGGTTGTGCTGCCCCTTACTCTGTGGCCAAAATGGACAACGGCCTGTTTTGGCTTGGCCGTGACCGCCGTGGCCAAGGTATTGTCTACCGTGCAAATGGTTACACTGGCGTGCGTATTTCAACCCACGCTGTTGAATGGCAGATCCAGCAATATGCTGATATGTCGGACGCTATTGCCTACACATACCAGCAAGACGGCCACAGCTTCTATGTACTGGTTTTCCCTAGTGCTAACACCACTTGGGTTTATGACGCGGCCACACAAGCCTGGCATGAGCGTGCAGGCTTTGTTGACGGCGCATTTACACGCCACCGCAGTAATTGCCAAATGTCGTTTAACAACAAGATTGTTGTTGGCGACTTTGAAAACGGCAACATTTACTCGTTTGATTTAAATGACTTTAGCGACAACGGTAGCATTCAAAAGTGGTTGCGCTCTTGGCGTGCGCTGCCTACTGGCCAAAACAATCTGCACCGTACAGCCCAGCACATGATGCAACTTGATTGCGAGTCTGGCGTGGGCATCAATTTAGGCCAAGGCAGTGACCCTCAAGTCATGTTGCGCTTCTCAGATGACGGCGGCCACACATGGTCAAACGAGCATTGGGCATCTATGGGCAAGATTGGCCAGTATTACAAGCGTGTAATCTGGCGGCGTCTTGGTATGACCACTAAGTTGCGTGACCGAGTTTATGAAATATCTGGCACTGACCCTGTGAAGATTGCAATCATGGGCGCAGAACTTATTCTGAGTCCAACGAATGCCTAGCCCTAACGCTACGCCAACGCCAATCACGCCACCACGGGTGCCGCTGATCGACCCGCGCACGGGCCTGATTGACCGCGCTTGGTATTTGTTTTTTCTGTCGCTGAACCAAATTGCCACGGGCGTTGTTGACAATGTTAATCTTGGCACTGATTCAATATCTTTAATTGCGGCGTACGATCAGGCTTTGATGTCGGTCAACCAAGAGTTGCAAACCCTGCCCCCCGTAGTTACCCTAACAGCGCCTGACGTGTTGGGCGACTGCTGCTCGGCCTTGGTGTCTCAAATGGCTGAAATGCAAAAGCAAGTTGAGGCTTTGCAAGTCCAACCGATTGTTGACACCGCCGCTATTACTGCGGCGATTAACGCCGCATCATCAGCGCCAGTCACCAAAACTGCTGACTTTACAGTAGCTGACAATGAGACTTGGCTAATCAACAACAAGTCTGGCTCGACTTGTACTGTGACTTTACCAGCGGCAAGTGCTTGGTCAGGCCGTCAGCTTACGTTTAAAAACATTCAAGCGCAGACCTTGGTGTCAGCTTCAAGTAATGTTGTACCAATTGACAGCGCAACTGCTGGCACTGCAATTCTCTTGGCAGTTGCAGGAAATTGGGCGACAATGGTGTCTGACGGCACAAACTGGATCATTATGCAACAGGCCGCTAATAACTGCCTCTTATTGGAGTAAACCATGACAGTCACCGTAAAAGTATTAGTACCGGCAAAGTATGCCGAAAATGCCCAAACAACCCAGTACACAGCGACTGGCGTTACGGCCATCATCGACAAATTCACCGCAACCAACATCAGCGGCTCTGCCGCCACAATCAGCGTGAACTTGGTCACAGTGTCTGGTTCTGCCGGTAATACCAACTTGATTACCAAAACCAAAACTTTGCAGGCGTCTGAGGTTTACACATTCCCTGAATTGGTTGGCCAAGTGCTTGGCGTTGGCGACTTTATCAGTACAATCGCAGGCACAGCCAGCGCTATCAATATTCGCGTTTCTGGACGTGAGGTGACCTAATGCGTGTGACCTACGGCAAAGGTTTTAATTTTGCACCGGCCTTGTCCATGACGGACAAGGTTTTGGCGTTGCAAAACGAACTTCTAAAAATGCCGCAGGCCAACATTGTTACTGAACATATTTTTAAGCCAGGCATTTACGAACGCAAAATCACGATTCCTGCTTGGACTGTTTTGACTGGCGCAGAACACAAAACCCCCTACCGCGTTCGTCTAGAACAAGGCACAATTGCGGTCAATACTGATGATGGAATTAAAGTTTTGACCGCGCCTTGTGAATTTTTTGCAAAAGCTGGAATGCAACGCGCAGGGCGCGTGTTTGAAGAAGAAGTGGTTTGGGTGGATGTGTATGACAACCCAGACGATTGCAATGATTTGGCGGTGCTAGAAGACCGTTTATATGTCGTCCCTGCTTGTGGCCTTGCCGACAGCCGGACTGACGTACAAAAAGCGCAGATTGATTACGGCGCGTTTCTTTATCAAATTGGCATGACTCAGAATGAAATGGACGCAATTGTTCATAACGAGTCTGATTTGATGGAAATGCCTAAAGGCGTGGCTGTGGAACTGCGCGATTCGCCGATCCACGGCAAAGGGTTGTTTGCGACTCGTGATTTTGAGACTGGGGAAGTTGTTTGCCCAGGCCGAGTGGATGGTAAAAGAACGCCTGGTGGGCGATTCATCAATCATTCGTTCAACTGCAATATCAAACCCGAAAAAGTAGGGGATGACATTTATGCGATTGCTGCGCGTAAAATACGCGCAGGCGATGAATTACTGGTAGATTACAGAGCATCAATGCGAGTCAATTTTGGACTCACGTTACAAGGAGAATTGCCATGTCTGGATGGGTAGCAGGGGCCATAGCGGTCAGTAGTTTAGTAGGCGCAAATGCGGCTAAAAGTGGGGCTAAAACACAAGCCGCCGCCGCTGACCGCGCAACTGAAATTCAAAAAAGTCAATTTGAGCAAACACGCGAAGACCAAACTCCTTTTCGTGAAGCTGGTTATAACGCGTTGGCTGAAATGCAACGAACGGCAGGCAATGTGCCGGGCGCGTTTTCGTTTACCAACCAAGAAATGTATCAAGATCCAGGTTACGCATTCCGTTTGTCGGAAGGCCAAAAAGCCTTAGACCGCAGCGCCGCCGCCCGTGGCGGTTTGATCTCTGGTGGGGCTTTAAAAGCCGCTACTCGTTTTGGCCAAGACATGGGATCGCAAGAATATCAAAACGCTTACAACCGCGCTTTGACTGGTTACAACACCGGCGTGGCCAGCGAAAACCAGTTGTACAACCGTCAAGCCGCATTAGCTGGTATTGGTCAAAC